AAAAACGCTTTAAATGATTCTACAACGCCACCTACATTATCAAAAATAAAATTAAAGAAGTCACTAAATGCTATAGATAAAACTTCAAAAGTAGTATTAAAAAAGTCTAAAACTTTTTGGTTTTGTCCTAAAGTCTCTTTAAAAAATGCAAACGCTTCTGTAATTATAAGTATTAAACCTCCTGCCTTTGCCAAGCTTTTTAGAGAAGTAGTCATTTTTTTAAAACCTTGAACAGAACCTGCACTACTTTTTTTAAGATTTTTTACTTTACTGTCTATGTCTTCTACACTATCTGCTACTTTTTTAAAGTCTTTTTCAGTTTCGTCTGCATTGTTTGCAATGTTTATTTCTATTCCAAATATTTTAGCCATTATTTTTGTTTTTTAAGATGTTGTTCTCTTTTCTTTTGTTTCCAAGCTTCCTTAAATCCTTTCGGCATAGCGTATAAACCTTTAGCTACTTGTATGTTATAGCTTTCTTCTAAGAAGTCGTCAAGTTGTAGTAAGTCTATTATGTTCTTTAGCATTACGGTTGTTGTTGTATAAATATTTGATTTGCTGCGGTACTACCATCTGCAAAAGTGTATGTAACTAATAAAGTGTAGATAGCTACGTTACCTTCTTCTGTTCTTAGACGTATAAAGTCTTCCGTGTTTATGTTGTCTGCATCGTCTTCGGTTACGATCAACTTAAGCAAGTCTGCGTTCGCAGGTATGCATACGTTTACTGTGCCGTCTGTTGTTAACGTGCTTGGCGTTATAGTTACACCTGCATCACTTGTTGTTACTGTTGCGCTTACTGCACCATTAGGAAATAATATTCTAACGTCTAAGCATTGCGCACCGTCTGACGGTTGTATTGGATCAATTGGCTTGTTTTGAGTATCTACTAACACATCACTAAAGTCGTTTAACAAAACAAATTCTACTTCACCTGTTGTTAAGTTAGACTTCATATCGTTTATCATATAGCGTTTGTCTCTAATAATTAAACGGTCATTTAGTTCTAAGCTTGTCAGTAAGCTAATAGGTAGGTTCGTTTTTACGGTGGTCTCTCTATTCTTAAGATTAAACAAGTTGCTTAAGTAAGGTGAATAATAAACACTATATAAAGTGTTAGGTATTGTAGCGTCTAACAACGTGCTTATATCTTCGTTAAAGTTTAGCGTGTAATTTATGTTTGTGTCTAACAAGTCTTGACCGAAAGGTGCGTAAGATGTTAACGTTTCTGGTGTAGTATTGTCTGTAAATTCAAAAGACGTTGTAAGATTGTCGTATTGATATAATATAACAGGTTTAGGCGTGTACTTGTTACCGTCTGTATTTAGTGTTTCGCCTATTTGTAAATTAGTACCGACAAACTTCTGCATCATTAAGTTTTCAAAAGGTAGTTCTACTTTAAAGTCACCACCGTCATAGTCAAAACTTACGCTTGTGTTACCGTAGCTTCTACTTGTAAGATTTCTAAATATTGTGTTTGTACCACTTTCGCTTTCTTCGTACTTAAATTCTATATTTTTGTAAAGCTTTACACGATCTATTTTTATGCTTTCTATATCGGTGTGTTCAGTTATGTCTACTACTGCACCTTTTGAAAACCAATCGTCTAAAGGTTCAAGTTGATAAATGTCTGTAGCAGTTGCATAGCAAGTTAAATTAAACATTTTTAAGATGCCTTTAAAAAAGTTTTCTACCGTCATATCGGGTAAATAATTTACTACGCTTAAGTCTGCAACTAAAGCAATGTTATTAGCAGTTGCCGTATATATGTTAAAAATAGATGCAGGTACACCTATACCTACGTCTACTACTATTTCTTGGTTGTACTGTATTGTAAAATCTATATTAACTGCATCTGTCGCCTTTACTTTAAATGTGTATTGCTTGTTTAATATTTCATTATTTAGGTCTGTTGTTACAGGTATAGTTCCTGTGCTTGAACCTTCTAATGTTTGTACAAGTTGGTTGTTTAGAAAAACATCAATGTAGTATGTATTTGTATTACTTGTGTTAGTTACATTTATGCTTACGTTATGCTTTACGCTTATAATAGGTAAGCTTGTAGCGGTTGTACCTGGAAACATACTTGCAGGTGATTCGTGTCCATAAGTTAAAGTGTCGTTTGCTATGCTAAAATATGTACTTGCAGGATTCGTGTTTTCACCTGTTGCATAATTTATAGCAGTTATGTTTAAAGTTTCTGAAGCAGTTAAAAAAGTAAAAGTGTCTGCATTCTGACAAAGCAAGTATGCGTTCTTAAATCTTTTTGTGCTTAAGAAAGTACCTGTAAAAGCTATACTATACTTTGTGCCAATAGCTGCTATCATTTGACTTAACTGTATAGCGGGAAATAGTTCATTAAATTTAACTGCACCTGTTCCTGTGCTTGGGTTTATATCTGTGCTACCACCACCACCATAGGTTATGTCTCTACTAAAAATAAGTGGGTATCTTACTTTGTAGTCTGTTGCACCGTCTATAATTCTGTTTTTTATTTCAGTTGCATTATATGCGTGTGACAGTAAATTTAAGTATGTTAAATCTACAAGTTTGTCATTGCTAAATTTATCTTTAATGCTTACAACATCACCGTAGAAAGTAATTTGATAGCTATACGCCTGGTTGTTTTTTACTTCCGCTTTTTCAAGACTTATTTTACCTGTTCGAAAAGGCGTGTAGTCTATTTCTATGTTTCCGTTTCTGCGTATGTTATAGTCTAAGGTGCTATTTATATCGTTTTCGTAAAAGTATTCAAAGATTTGGTTATTGTTTACTGAAGCAGGAACACTAAACGATTGACTAAAGTCTGTAAATACTTTGCTTATGTCTTGAACGTTTTGTTGTGTGCTTGTGACGTTTATTTGTTCGTCATCAAATAAGTCTAAGCGTTGACCTTCTATGTAAACTTGTACTGTTCGCATTATACTACGTTATTGATCATATCAAAAGCAAATTCGAAGTCTAAGCTATAGTTCATCATTCCGTTATTTAAACCTGTCTGCTTTTCTAAGCTTTTTGTTTTGACGTTTACAGGATTGTACTGCGTGTCGGTTTCGTAATCTAGCAAAGTAACCTTTTCGCTTAGTAGAATCTGCTGCAAGTATTCTGCGTAACCATCGTTAACCCATCCTGTGTTTAGCTTTATGGTTTCTGTGCCTGTAGTGTTAAATTCTCTTACTTGAGCTTCGGCAGTTGGTGAGTATGGTAAGCTACTTGGGTTTACTTTGTAGTTGTTCGTCTTTACATTAATATTACGCTTCTTTGCTTTCTGAAAGAATATTCTTGCCCAAGAACCATACTTGTTTATAAAGTCTACTATTACAGGTTGGTATTTTACTTCGCATTGTGGCTTAAATGTTCCTGTCCACCTTATAGAAGCACCGCGTATAAGTTCTACCTTGTTACCGTCTGCTAGGTTTGTGTCGTGTACTCTAGGAAACGTTCTTACTCCTGTTGTGCTAAAAGGTATGTCTGTTTGTACATTCGTTCTTAGGTTAGTGTACCTTATAAAAAAATTACTGTCAGAAAAGAACACGTCTATAGTTCCTGCCATTGCATTGGCTTGACTTGCTGCTATGCTTGAATCGTAGTTGTATAGGTATGTGCCTTCGTCAAGTCCTACTGTTGTAAAATTTAGTGGGTTTTGTCCTTCCATATAATAACCGTAACCGTTCATAAATTCACCACTTTCTGTACCTGCAGAAGATTCAACACCACCTACAGTTTTAAACTTTTCTACGACATACTGCACTACAAAATTTGTGCTTATTGCCGTGTCGTAAGTGTTGTATATGTTTTGGAATGTCGTAAACCTATACCTTTCTTGTGTGTATGGTGAAATATTGTAGTAAGTTGCCGTGTTGTTAGAAGACGGTATTTTTTTGCTTAGTGTGTATTGTGGTGAAGCAGGTTGGCTTCCTGTATTCCATATGTACAATTCAATGCGCGTTGAAGTCTGACTTGTTTCGTCTATTGTTATAATGTGTGGCGAACGTGATAAATTCATTTCTTAAAGTTTGATTTCGTTATTTGGTCGAATAGTTTTTCCATATCAAAGCCAAACATTTCCATAAGTTCGTCTGGCAATCTATTGTAGTATTTTTCAAATGGCTTAGTAAAAAAAAGTGTAGGTTTTAGACCTTTGCTATATATG